TCATTATCGGTTATTACCTTTTTCCTGATCTCTCCTAAGCCCTCATCGTAAACCAACTTTAGTTGATCGAAATAATCTTTATTTTCTAAATACAGCTCGTTCAGGCAGCCCTCCACGGCCCTGTACTGCTCCTTAGCGTGCTGATCGTATTTCTCAAGCTCCTTCTTATATTCTTCCTCGGTCATGTTGCCTGTCTCTTTGAAGTACTTTGTCAGTTTTTCCGTCTTTTCCCGGTGCTCCTCTTCGATCCTTCGGATCTCCTCATTCCTGAAGTCATCGAAGATCTTTATTAGCTCTTCTTTGCTCTTCTTATCCGTATCTTCCATTATTTCGTTCATTTCTCGCTGCAACAGAATTTTTTGCGCCTGCCTCTCCCTCTCCAAAATCTCTTCCTCGTTCGTGAAATCATTGAAAATGCCCAGAATCGCATTGTACTGCTCTTCCGTGATCCTGCCCTGTTCAACCATCTTTTGCAGGATCGTTTCGTTCATCTTGTTGTACTTACTTTCCGTCTCCACTATCTTTTCGTTGTAGTGCTCTTCGAGCTTCGCCTTCTCTTTTTGATAGTGCTCCAAGTTGATGAATTCCCCGCTCTCCCACTTTTCACGGAGAAGAGCCAAGGACATTTCCTTATCTTCATTGAGCTTGTTTATGGATTCCTGCTTCATCGCTTCAATATTTTCTAAAACCTTATTTTTCATCTCTTCCGTTGCGGTTGCGCTCTCCCCGGTCATATCCAAAAGGATCGCCGCCGTCTCATCCTTCAAGGTTGTCAGCCTCACCCTGCTCTCTGAAACTAAATTATCGAGGTTGTTAGCTATATCCGCATTTACCCCGGCCAGCGTCTCCTCGAACTGCTGCCTGTAGTTCGTCAGGGGTGTGGAAACATCCTTGACATGCTTCACCACGGCGTACGTCAGGCCTCCGATGGCGGCTACGAGGAGCGCAATCGGCCCGGCGGCTGCGGCTATAGATCCGATCTGAGAGGACAGAGAGGCTAACCCAAACCCCATATTAGGAAGGGCATTACTGACTAAATTTGTAATCCCGCTCCCTAATTTTTTGAACATGCCGACAGCTCCCCCGATCCCAGAACTTAGGTTTCCCACGACCTTTATGACAGGCCCGGAGGCCGCCGCAAAAAGCCCGAACTTCACTATCGATTCCTTCACTTCCGGAGATAGGGCTGCGAAAGAGTTCAGCAGCGGATTGATCGTATTTTTGATCAGATCTATAATAACAGGTGCCATCACTTCCCCGAACTCGATAGCTACCCCTTCAGCTGCCGATTTTAACTCTCTGAAAGCTCCGCCTACGTTCCCCTCCATGATGGTTGACATTTCCAGAGCCGCTCCGTTGCAGTTGTAGAGCGCATCCTCAAGCTCCCTGATTCTTTTGGTTCCGGTCTGGAAAACGATGTTCGCACCCTTCAGGGATTGCTCCTGAAAGATGGTAGACATGTAAGCGTCCCTCTGAGCGTCCGATAGCCCGTCAAAAGCTACCTCCAGATCGGCCATGATAGATGTCAGATCCCTCATCCTTCCGGTCTGATCGTAAACCGCTATGCTATGATTTCCTATCGCTATGGTTCCGCCCTCCGCAGCGGATTTCAAGTCCCGCATCATGGCGTTAAAGGTAGTTCCGGCCATGCTCCCCTTGATTCCGGCATTGGCCAGAGCATCTAAAACGGCCACGGTTTGCTCCAGATCCATCCCGGCAACGGCAGCAGAGGATCCGGCGTACTTCATCGCTTCGCCCAAAAGAGTTACGTCAGTATTAGCTATATTTGCACCCTTTGCTAAGATATCAGCCACCTGCGTAGCTCTTGTGGCCTCGATCCTAAACATTGACATGACGTTTGAAGTGATATCTGCAGATTCGGCTAAACCTAAGTTCCCGGCAGAAGCTAAAGATAGGAGACCCGGCATAGCTCCTAAAATCTCGTTCGTGCTCCACCCCGCCATGGCCAGATAGGTCATGCCATCGGCGGCCTGCGCCGCTGAATATCTCGTCTCCGCCCCTAACTTTTTGGCCATCTCCCTTAGCTTGTTTAGCTCTTCCCCGGTTGCTCCGGTGATTGCCTGCACCCTTGACATGCTGTCATCAAAGCCCGAAACCGTTACCACGGCGGCTGTCCCAAGCCCGATAATCGGCAATGTTACATTTTTTGTAAGTTTATCCCCTACTTTAGACATGCCCTCGCCCAACTCTTTCATCTTCTGATCGAATCCCGCAGCTTTCTTATCCACCTTATCAAGCCCTTCCGAAGCCTTGTCGTTCAGCATAACCGTTCCGAAAACTTTAAAAATTTCAAGTCCGCCCATTTCCGCCATCCTTTCTCACCCCCTTTAGATCTGCTCTCTTGATCTTCTCCGCCATCCTTATTAATTCATCGGTTGACTTGCCCGATTTCGTGTAAAATTTCCCCGTCAGCTTCCTCTTGTAATCCTTGAAAGAAATGAAGCGGATCTTTTTGATCTCCATGTACGGATAAAGCGTCAGCCACCTTTCGTAAATCATTTCATTCTGCTCGTTTTCGAAGGCTTTATTGATCAGCTTCATGCCATCCAAGTACGGCATCCTCAAAACGTAATCTATATCCCTGTACCTCCTAAGCAGCAGGTCGAGGATATCGATCCACTCCTTCTTCAACCTGCTGCCGATCTGAAAAAATCGAGGTTTTCTTCTACCAATTTACTGAGAATTATAACAGGAGCGTTGAAGGGCAAAGCCCTAAATTCGTCCTCTGTTATCCCGATGAGCGAAGAGAGAAAAGCGGTCATTTCGTCATGCACTAAATGATACTTCTTGATAAAAAAGTTTACTATATCCCTGAAAACCGAAATTCCATGAAACGTCAAGATCGTGTTCAAAGTCTTTTCTGAAATACCATCCTCGACCTTCAGCGGCTTCAAAAAATCGCTGATGTCAAACCCTATTTTATCCATGATCTCCGATATCGCTTTAACATCGTTCACTGTCAGCTCCCGGATGGCGTATTCCTTTCCCTTGATAGTGACCCTCATCTCAATCCCCCTATTTTTAGTATAAAAATAAGGAGAGGGAATTTCTCCCTCTCCAAAAATTGCTCGAAGTTTTTAGCTCTCTGTTCCTTCTTCTTCTCCTATTTCAGGATAATGAATGGCGTAAGGTACTTTTACGGCCCCATCCGCTTCAAGATCGTCAGGATCGTAATGCGCTGAAAACTCAACAGCTATAACTGCTTCCTCTTTATCGGTGGCCCCGATCTCGAAGTTTCCATCCGACAGGACGTTTTCTAAGATGATCACTGCAGGTTTTGTCGATCCCGAAATTGTAGCTACTAAAGCCACGTTATCGATATAATCGGAATCCTGAAGAGATCCCGTGCTGCGGATCTCCTGATAATCCTCTTTATCAGTGATCTCGCTTATGGTAGCACCCGCCAAGGCCGTAGCAATGTTCTCCGCCGTAAGCTCTTTTAAGTTGACGGTGAGCTTCGCATCCTCTCTGATGATCCGCCTCGCTCCTTTGGTTTTGCCCTTCATCCCATCGAAGGGGATTTCCCGGATCTCTCTTTCAACGGTGAAGGTGTTCCCGCCTTCAGTTGCTCCCAAAATCCGTTCGTTCGTAGTGTCCCCGTAATTAAGGTAAACTACCCCGGCATCCAAAATCAAACTCTGCAAAGTTTCTTTAGTAACCATTTTTTATCACTCTCCCTTTTTAGATTTGAACATGGTTTTAGCGACAAAAACCAACCTTCTCCGGCTGATGTCCCTGTCCTCATCAGGCAATTGCTGCCTGCCCACGAGATAAAATCTAACCAAAAAATCGTTGCTCAAGTAGATCATCTTTTTAAACGTATCCGCAACTTCCGAAGCCAATTCCTCGAGGCTTTCCAGCTTCTTAGAGCTTCCCCAAATATCGATGATGAGCTGAAAATCTTCCCTGATCTCCCCCACTACGGATCCTGGCAGGTGGTAGGTGATATAGGGCAGCTTCAGCGGCTTGCTCGTAGATGGATCGATCTCCGGTACGCTGTCTGCACTGAAAGATTTATTTGATATGATTGATAAAGTTTCCGCTATGAACTCAAGCAACCCGATCATATTTTCATCACCATTTTGGTTAATTCTTCTATCCTGTTCAGGTTTTCGAATAGGGCAGGCACCAAGTGCGGTCTGGCCTTCATTTTGTAGGTTCCGCAGTTTACATAGGGTGCATAATGAACCGGTGAACCGATCGTTACTTCCTTTTCACCCACCCGGAATGTGTAGCTTGCCTTTAAGTTTCCGCCTACCCTTCCGCTCCCCTTCGGGTAAACCCCCACGGGGCAGCGTGCCTTAGTCTCGCCTTCCACGAAAAGCCCGATGGCTTCCAGAGCTAATTTTTCTTTAGCGGCCAACTGCCGCTTGAATTCGGGAATTTTGCTTTCATAAGCCATCTCAATCATCTTCCTCTTCAGTGAAGAAATCACGATCAAAGCTATGCGAAGATATGGCAAGATCGATCTGCATAAATTCGCCCATGTTTTGCACGTCATCGGGTTCGATCACTTCGTAGATCATCCCCTTGAACTCAATCTTATCCGTAGGTTCTATGTTGAAGGGTGAGCAGTATAGCCTGTTCGTTTTATAAACGGTGCTCTTATCGCCCGAAACCCTCTCGCTTGCGTTCAGCAGTCTCATCTTGCCCTTTATGGTTGTATGAATTTTCAAAGTTTCCTTCGTTCCGCCAAATTTATCCTTTGAGATTGTCGGCCTGTAAACCGTAAAGCTGTCGGTGAAATGCTTCTTTATCTCCTTCCCGATCATACAAATTCAACCCTTTTTTTCGGCAGCAGCCCCATGATCGAATCGGGAAAATCAGCCTTCAGGCTGATGGAGTAATCCCCCAAGCTCTCCGCCTCGACCCCCATCTCCCTCTGCAAGTATTCGGCGGCTTTTGCTACAAAGAGCTTGACGCCCCCCGGCAGCTCTTCCCCCCACTTGTTGTTGCAGTGCTCTTCTGCAAAATCGATCAGGAGGGGAATGACGGCCTCCAAATAACTGTCTAAAGAAGTGTCATCGGAAGATATTCTCAGTAAAACTTTTACTTCTTCCTTACCGAATTTCCCTTCCTGCTGCTCTTCCAATATTTCATCCAATATGCCGATCCTCCTATCAAATTTTAAGGTAAGGGAAGGGAAGATTTCTCTCCCCCTCCGTCCTGTTACGGTATTCGTAACTCCCTGTTTAATTTGGAGGGAAGGGAGAACCCTTCCCCCCATTTTTGTTCAAGCATCCCAACTGCACTATTAAGACTGATCAGTCGCTTTCTCCGCTACCGCATCGTAGACA